TTAGAAAAGTCGGATGAGTCCTCTATGGTTTCAGATGAAGGTCTAAAGGCTTGTTCGCCCCCCTGCCTGTCAACAGTAGCCCTCACATAATCCTCTCCCTCAGAACGTCCCGCTTCTTTTACAGACATCCAATCTTTCACAAAGGCATCAAAGCTGTAGTATTTACCTTTAGCCTTGTACTCCTCAAAGACAGGTCTGTAGTAATTGGCGATCTTCTGGGCTAAGTCCTCGCTGTAGCGTGGTCCTGCCTCAATGTCGTTTAACTCTGGGTAGGTTTCCCTAACCTTGTTTAGGTCTTCCTTAAAGGCGGAGTATATCGCTTGTCTGCGTTTCTGCTCTTCCTTTGCGGATAGTACCTGCTCAACAACATTTTTCGCCGCGTCTGCAACATGTCTTTTGTAAGTCTCAAGGTCTATCGATGGAGTTTCTGTTCTTGTATCCCACGGCAAGTTTGTCGGAGATACAACATCTGCGTCAACCTCAACAGAAGACACAGGAAACTCATTGTCGGTCAAATCCACAACTGGAGATTGCTTGGCAGGTTCTGCCTTGCCTCCCCTCCCCTCAAGTTCCTTTATTCGCTGTGCCATCTCCCTATAGCGCTTTTGCGCTTTTTCGGATAGCAAAGATATTTCGTCTTCGGTAAGTTCTTGCGCTACCTCATTGGCATTGGTATTGCTTGAAGTTTCCTCTGCGGCTTTTTCTTCTGAAGGTGGCGAATCTTCGTCAAAGGGTTGCTCCTCTGACTGTTGAAGCTCTTCTTGCTCTGGGAGGTTTGCCAATTCTTCCTCCATTTTCGCAAGCTCTTCCTCAACTTGTACTGCCTTTTTATTTACTGGCATACTAAACCTTTCTACAACCCACGTTATGGTCAGGGTGCTACCAAAATTTAGTATTGCAAATACTCTAGCACAATTTACTTTCGCTTTACAAGCTTACCTTTTTTAATGTCGTATTTCTTAGGATCTACTGGGATAGTGTGTTCGTACGGACAGCTAACACAAACGGCAAAAGGTCCTCTCCAAACAAGATAGTGTGTCTCTTCGGCTTTAGGGGTAGGAATTTCAACAACCTCAATTTCATTATCCCCCCAAAACTCTTTATCACTGCTTGGCGGTAGGCTCATTTTCCAAACTCCTTATCTTTGCTACTCCATCAACTCTTGCAATAAGTTGATCTACAAACTTGTTAAGCAAGTCTAAGGCTAAAAACCTAAATCCTATCTCTTCCAAGTTTCTAGCGTCATCAGCCTTTTTTCTAAGTTCTATAGCCAATGCTCCCCTTTTGGAGTTCATATAGTCCTTCAAATAAGCCCACACATCGGACTGGGAGAATGCAAGGATTGCATCATCCAACTTCTCACTGGGTTCTGGTACAGTCTCCTTAGCATTTACGATCTCATGCATCCATTCTGGCATTGGTTTTACTGCATCATCTTGCATATGGCACACCTCCTAAACCTCCCATAACCTCCTGTACTAACTGTTGCAATTGTGGGTCGGATATGTCCATTGCTGGTTGCTGTGGTTGTACTGGTACCCCTGCTTCTGGCAAAGCCTCTGCCTCTGGTGTCTCTGGAGATTTATCAACAATTATCTTGTCCCAATCCCTGATATTTACCTTTAGCCACCTCTTAAATAATTCCCCCAAGTTTATTTCTTTACCTTCCCTCTCAAGAGATTCCACTATCTGGGGGTTTTCAAGTATAGACTTTAGAACAGCGGTTACCTTCTCCTGCTCCTCTTCTGGGTTTACTCTGTATGTAGATCCTGGCTCCAAAACAAAGTCGTAATTGGTGTCTAAAGTTCCCTTTTTTACAGAAACAGTCCCCCTTCTTCCCGAGTCAAACATTTCCACTACATCCGGGTAAACCTTTTCTATCTCCTCAATCTCCTCTGCAAATAATCGCATTTTCACATTCTGTTCCTGCTTCTGAACAATCAGGGCAATCCACCTTTCGTACAAATCCTGAATTGTTTCATCCATCATGAATAAATCCCACTCATCCCTTGCCTGTTGGGTAAACATCCTGCTTTCTATGGCCTTAGGTGTTTTACCTAAACTAAAATCGGAGTTTCTAGCGTTCATAACCTCCGTAGAGCCACTTTGATTAACAAGCGCATTAGACAAAAAACTGTAGGTGGATTGAAAAGTGTCAATTCCTTTCGGGGATATATTCATAGGTTGAACATCCACATTGGGATTATCCATAAACCAAAACTCACCTGCTCCCCATTTTATAGAACTCTTTACAACATTATCAGGATTCATATGGAGCGGTGGGAAGATACTAAACTTCACACCATCAAGATACATATTTATCAGGCTATTTACCGCATACTGTAGGGTCTTTCCTCTTGCAATCTCACCAATACCAATGGGACAATTCATCAAGGGTAAAGCATCTTTGGATATCACAGGCAACATATAGTTAGGGTAAGGTTCATCTGGCACTCGCAAAACATATGGTCGTGAGGTTTTAGAGTCTGCCCTAAGCGGTGCCCAAGTTATCCATTTATCCCGCCTATATTCGTGGATAATTTCTACTCTTGGAAAAGTGGCATCAGATACGGTTGTCGGATAAAAAGTCCTGTCAATAAAAGAGGTGCTATCTTCTTTGTTGGTTGTAACAGCCTCGTCCCCGCCAGTTCTTTCTAGTTCTGCTATTAAATCTTCAACATCCCACACATCAGGAGCTTCTTTTTTTCTGGCTTTTAGCCATGATACGGAAACCACATCTCTTGCCTGAAACCAGTCGGCATCGGAAAGAGAAACTCCAGGTTGCGGAAAAGCGTTTCTAATTGGAAGAAGGTTTATCTCTGGTCCAATATACCCCCGCTTTTTATCCACTCGCCAGGGGACTATGGCAAACATCGTGCCATACACGAGAGAATATAAATCCATAAGCCTAAGCTTAGTAACAAACCTTCTTTGCTCGTTAGCTCTTTTCGTGTAGTAGTCCAGCAATAGGTTCATTAGCAAAGTCTTTCCAATATCGTCTTTAGAGGTTGCGTAAGCTTTACCCTTGGGACTTTGTCCCATAACCCTTGCGGAGCGTTCGTAAACTGCTGTTGAAAGTTTAGGGTCAAATACCCTTGACTTTGTTCCTAAAGACTCCTTGTTTTGCCCGATAAGGATTGCTTCCAACTCGTCCCACTCATCCCGCCTATTTCCCAGCCATTTCTTGGAGTCTGCAAAGTGTTGCTGTACGGAGTCTAAGAGTGCATCATTGTTTTTCTTTTTCATGGTGTTACCTTTCAAAATTACTTGTAAACTATTCTATCAGATTTTGATATTACTACATCCGTAACCCTTTTCTGATGCACCCTTATATCAAACCTAACTACCCCGCTATCAACGGCATTTACGGCATCTATCACATCCACAACATACTTGGCGCTTTCTTCTAGCACCCTCCTTGCCAAAGTGCCAATAATATCAGGGTATTCTTTCAAAACTTGCTCTGTAACCTTTTCTGCTTCTTCTCTTGTCATAAACTTTCTAAAAGCTCCTGCCTGGGGAAACCTGCCATAATTGCGTTATAGTTCTCCCTTCCCATGCTATGCCCAATTGTATTCGCAAGCCCGTAGCGTACCGCATCCATAAGGTGGTCGTCTCCACTCGCTGGCTCGTTTATAAGATTGCCGTCTTTATCTGTCATCCAAAAATAATTTCGGTATTCCTTCAACAGGTTCACACTTCTTTTTGTTACAGATATTCTTTGTTGCTGTACATATTGAATAGACTGCAAAAGGCTACCTTGCCCCTTCGTCGCTCCCACAATATTTACCCCATGCCCTCGTATCTCGTCAATGCTTTTTGGCTCGGCGGAATCAGCAACCACCAAAGCACGGGGAAGATTGAGGAATACATCGGCCAGTTGCTTGTTTGTTTGCCCCCATTGATACAGTACTTCATCTAAAATATAACCCCCATTGTAATAATAAATTGCCGCTATCGCTGAGGGGTCGTTGGTATAACCAAAATCTAGCCCATACCTTTCTAACCTTGCCTCATGGGGGATTTCATCCACTTGGTTCCAATCCGTGTAAATCCTGCCTTTTGCTTCTCCTAGAATCCCCAACCCATAGACTCTCCACCATGCTGAATTTTCTTTCCTTGCTTCTATTGCCTGCCGTACCCGTGGGTCTAGTGCCTCATTGTCAAGATAGGTAAGAGTTAGAAAATCCACATCCTGTTTTGGGAGTACCTGGGTATAAAACCAAAACTCTGCTACGGGATTCCAGTCTAACCAGATTACTTTGCTAGTTCGAATTTCCAGCTGAGTATATGTCTCATAAGGGATATTGTTAGCTTCGTTGATAAATAAAACATCTCTTCTTGGTCCACGTACCTTTCCTGGTTGGTCTGCGCTAAAGAATTCTATCTTAGATCCCGTCTCGAAAGTGTAAATGTAATCGGTTTTATTCCAATTGGCGTCATTCCAATACCCCCTATCCTCCATTATGTTTGTAAAGTCCCGAATAGCTCCCCTCTTCAAATGTGGAAAACTTTCGGACACAACAGATACCAGCTCCCCGTGTGTACTTTGTGCATAGTCTATCAGAACCATCAAAATGGACACAGTCTTGGATGCAGAAGTCCCCCCAGCTACCCCCCGTATTCGTTTACTCAGTTGCAGGATTTTCCTTGTTGCTGTAGTTACCTGGTACATTTTTTACAGATTCTCCACCTAAAAGAGGCTGCACGTTTACTTGGATGTTTGTTTGTGTTGGGTTCTTGAAAGCCCGCCGATCTAACCAGTATTTTGCACTCTCCAAATTTTCATCCTGTAATATGCTCCTGACCACAACCTTTTTAGCCACAATATCAACATAATGCTGTGCTGAGTTCATTTTAGTAAGAAAATCACTGTGTCTATCAAGCCATTCATAATATGTTGGTTTTGTAATTTCAGCATAACTACAAGCCTCATCTACAGTTCCACCGATCTTGAATATGCTCTCAAGTTTCTTAACTACCTCGTCATTGTATTTTGTTGGTCTTCCACCTAAATTCTTGGTGATACTTTTTCCCATTCATCTTCCTTTCCTATAAATCTTGCGTATCTTTTACGGATAACATCACAATACTTGGGATCTATTTCCATCATATAACAGGTTCTGTTTAGTTGTTCACAGGCTATTAGGGTTGAACCACTTCCACCGAATAGATCCATCACCTTCCCACCATCTATACTCGCGTCTTTAATAGCTGCACCACAT